GCCTCGTTACCGTCCCGCTCGAATTGCCGGATGGTGTCGCGTTCAAAGCTCGTGAGCAAAGCAATGGCATTTCGGTGCGCGTGCTGAAGGATTACGACTTCACGAACGACAAGGATCAGATTCGTATCGACATTCTGTACGGCGTCAAGTCGATCTATCCAGACCTCGCCTGCCGTTTGCTCGGCTAATAAATAAGGGGCTTCGGCCCCTATTTTCATGGCAATCACCACCTACACCGAACTAAAGACAGCGATTGCGAACTGGACAGGGCGCGCTGATTTTTCGTCGAGAGACGAGGAATTTATCTCGCTGGCTGAGGCTCGCATTTACCAACAGGCCGCTAAACGTGGTGGCCTGATTGGGATGGAAAAGCTAGGCACCGTCACGTTATCCGCTTCGACGGAAACGGCAACAGTGCCTAGTGATTTCATACGTGCTATTTCGTTTCGACTCGACAACGAAAGCCCGTTAGACCAAAAGACGCTTTCACAGATGGCGTCAATGTCCAACGTAGAGGACAAGCCGCGTTTCTACGCGACAGCAGGCGGGACATCACCGCTTTTCTACATCCGACCTATCCCTGATGGCGCGTATAGCGCATCTCTGGTGTACGTCGCCAAATTCCCCACGCTCTCAGGCTCCAACGCAAGCAATTGGCTGTTAGAGAACGCCCCCAACGCTTACCTGTACGGCGCTTGCATAGAGGCCGCTGGATACGTCCGTGACGCATCAATGGCTGAGGCAGCGCACAGCTTGTTTAACGAAGCGCTAGATGGCCTTTTAGGGCTTACGCGTCAGTACCGATTCTCCGAGCCTCCGATTAGAAGCCTAGACGCTTCTTTGACTGGCCGCGCTTTTGAAAGGGCTTTTTAGTGCTGTCTCTGAGCGTAGATATTTGGCGTCCGGTTGTCTCTGGCGGTAGCCAATCTCTAACCGCCCAAGTGCAAGCCCTATTTGCGGGCGGCAAGGTGGGCGGCATGTGGGATATGGGCGATATGTCTACGCTGTTTCAAGACACAGCAGGCTCAACGCCAATAACCGCAGTAACGCAGCCAATCGGACGCGTCAACGACAAGAGCGGTCTAGGCAACCACGCCACACAACCAACCGCAGGCTCGCGTCCGACTTATTCAGCGCGGAAGAATTTACTGGTGAAATCGGAAGATTTCGCAGACGTGGTTTGGTCTTCAGCTTCCTCCAGTCTGGGGGCGGCAACAGTTTTCAGTAGCGGGAACGTAGCGAACCTTGTGCTGGATACTGCCGCAAACGATCAACACACAAGAATCACTGAGATTTCTACTGCTGCTGGCGCTGTAACCGTATCGTTCAAGGTCAGAAAAAAAGACCTAGATTACGTTGTTTTCCGTGCCGTACAAGACGGAATCCTCTGTTATTTTAATGTTTCGTCAGGCACAACAGGAGCAATTTCTGGCGCAGCGACTACGAGTATTTCTGCGTCAGGCGCTGACTTTGTATGCGTCGTTCAGTTCGTCACCGCCGGGGATATGCAGTTGCATTTTGGTGTTACCCCTGCGGACGCCACTCTGGTTTATGTCGGTTCTGGAGTTGGCAACTATATAGGCGAACCGCAAGTAGAAACAGGCTCCACCGCCACCCGTTATCAACGAGTCAACACCGCAAGTGATTACGACACCGTTGGATTTCCAGCGTTTGCGCAATTCGACGCAACAGACGACGCATTGCTATTCCCGGCAATCACGTTCGGCGGCGCGTTCAATACGTTTGTTGCTGGCAAGGTAACGAGCGGCACGCAGGGCATTCATCTTTGGCGCACCGTAGATTCATCGTATGGGTATTGGGGGACCTACGCAAGCGCTAGCGGATTGCCGCCAAACCAAGTTACTGGCGTTGGCTCTCCATCATATGCGGTAAATGGCGTTGCGTTGTCTCCTGTCACTCGCGGGCAACTGTACTCGCAGATAAGCGGCGTTGATTCGGTAACAGAAACAACGGGGATAGTTTTATCTGCCGAAACGGCTTTGCAGTTCTCTGGTTACGGCGCCGGCAGCTTCAATTTCCAAGGCAACGCACACCGCGTGCTTATGATTTCCGGCACGCTAACCGCTGGCGAAAAGCTCTTGTGTCGCCAATGGTGCGCAGAGGGCAACGGGGTGACGGTCGTATGATGCGCGTTCTAGTGAGCATCGCCGCGCTCTGGTGCTCATCTGCCAGCGCCTACCTTGGCACGTTCGACCCGCAACCGTATCGCAACGTCGTGACGATCAAGTTCATCGACTCGCAATTTGCCGGTGCGTCATGCGCGATTGAAGCCGCAAAAGCACAACCCGCTTACGCGCTGCTATCGCCGCTGATGATGCAGCTTACCGCGTGCGCAATCACTGAACCGCCTACTGTCATAGCGCCAATCACATTCGGCCCCGGAAGCATCTATGCACTCCAAATCCTCGCCACTCCCGACGCGCTGCTCGGACACGAAACGCGCCACATTTTCGACGGGCAGTTTCATCTGCCTTTGCTGCCTTTTGCTGACATCGTGCGCGACAACGCGGACAGTCGAAATGCTGCCAGTAAACAATATGACTAAGACGTGTGACGCTCGCAAGACCGCAGCGCGCAACGATAGCGGCTGTCTGGAAAAGTCGGGCGACCGCTGTACGATTTGGACGAAAGACAAAGCCGTTTCCTACTCTGATTTCGGCGCGCTTGTAAGAGAGTGCATTAAGTAAATGCTGACATGGCAGAACACCGGCGATCCCTGTACGCCGGAGACGTTGACTATGGTCAACGGTCTTGTGCCAACACGCATTGGATACACCGCTGGCGATTTGCCAACAGCTTTCGTGTCAAGCAACACAGAAATTACCGAAACAACAGGGCTTGGTTACACGCCTCGCGGCCTTTCGTATTTCGACACAAGTGGCGATCAACAACTGATCTTCACGATTGCCAACAAGATTTACCGCTATCCCGGAAATACGGACATTTCCCGTGGCGTGGCCTATACGAATGGCGCTTTTTCGTTCGCTCAGTACCGCGAATACATCTACGCCTGTAACGGCGCTGATCTGCTGCAAAAGAGCAGTACGGGCGCGTTTGCTGACGTTGCCAGCACGCCAAAACTGACTCGTATTTGCGCGTGGGGCGAGCGATTGTTTGGAATCAACAACGTCGCCTCGTTTACATCGGGCGGGACGCCTTACGCGGCAAGCAACTATCGCTACTGGATCAGCGGTATCGGCAATCCAGAGCAGTTCGATGCAGCGATTGATTCAACCGCCTACACAGACGACATCAAAGACGATGGCGGGCCTCTGGTGGCCTGTGCCGTGCTCCGTGACTTTGTTGTTGTGTTGAAGCGGTCTGGCGTCTATGTAATTGAAGACACGGGCGGCCCGATCTTTGCAGAGCGGAAGGTGTCGGATTACTACGGCTGCGAATGGCCGGATTCAGTCATCGTTGTCAACAACATCATGTACTGGATCAGCCCGACCAGAGGCGGCGAAGTTGTCGCGTTCGATGGGACGCAAATTACCGCACTGAGCGGCGCTCTCAAAAACGTCGTCATTGCTCAGGGATCGACAAGCGACTATGGGTTTACGACGACCACGAATGCACGCATGAAGCGGGGCGGTCTGGTGGCGTCAACCAATGGCGAAAACATCTACTGGACACGGTTCTACTTTACAGACGGCGCAAACGAATTCAACGGCCTTGGAACAACGACAACCATTCTGTCGTTAAACATCGTCACGGGACGTTTTGGCTACCAAGCCACGGGTATCACCAACGACATATCGTTGATGGTCTTTTCAAACGCTGCCCAAAGCGGTTTCTTGGCAATCATCGTCACCAATTACGAAGCCGGGAACAACAAATTCAAGGTTGCCTATTTACAGCAATCGACATCCCTTGCGGGCAAGGCGGAGTTTTTCCGTAGCAGCAAAGAAAAGGCCAAAGTTACAGGTGTTGTGCTGACGTTCTCGGAAACGATTGACCCTGTTGCCTTGAATTCCTCAACGCCGATGTCGCTATCTATGGGCTTCATGCCTATTGCAACGGCATCGTCTTATCCGGCAATTGTCGGCACGCCTACGCTTTCCATTATGTCGTCGCAAGTCAGCGGCGAAGCAGTCAACAAAACAGAGTCAACGGCGCTGACGCTGAACACCGGCACATGGAACGCAAACACGTTTCAGTTCGATGTATCGCAGAACGGTAGCCGTAGCATTTCTGCCAAGTCGTTCGCGTTTGCAATTGGCAACCTGAACCCGAAAACGTCGCTGATCGGAATAACGGTCAAGGCCGAAGTGGCGGGCACTAGCCAAGCTGGCGGGAAGTCGGTGCAATGGCAATAGACCCACGCCTACCGCGACCGATTGAAGACCGCAATAAGCCCTATGACGGCGATTGGGCGCGTCTTCTCCTTCGCCTTGATGAACTGTTCCGCGACAACGACAACCAGCACGAAAAGAAGGTCGGCAAATACGCCGAAACCGTAGGCGATGGCGTGTCGGTTTCTTTCGACCTAACCCACAACCTGAACACGACCGACATTTGCGGGGTGTTCGCCTATGACATTGCGACCGGCGTGCAAATCACGCGCGTATCGGCAACGGTAATTAGCGCAAACGTCTTGCGCGTCACCTTCCTAGTTGTGGTTGCTGCAAACTCAACGAGAGTCATTGTCTCGGCTTGAAACTCGTCCACGTCGTTCCAGAGCTTAAGGACTGGCATCGACTGAGGGACGGGATTGACAGAGTTAACAAGCACTCTGCGCCGCATCTGCGGCAAACCTTTGAACAAGTCAGCGAGCGATTGATTCGCGGCACGGCGTCATGGTTCGCCGTCGTCGATGACACCCTGCTTGCCGACTTGATTGTGCAAACCCTTCAGGAAGACGAGAGACGAGTGCTCTACGTCTGGCTGATGTTCGGCGCTCACCTATCGAAGTGGGCCAAGTTCGCAACAGAGCAATTGAACGAGGTCGCCATTCACAACGGATGCGACCGCGTGCGCTTTCACACCACGCGCGACAAGTGGATTCACCTAGTCACTGACGTTCCCGAGGAATGGGAACACACGCATGTCTTTACACGAAAGGTCACCTATGGGCGGTCAATCTAGCGGCTACCAATCCCAACCGATGAATCAATGGGGTGGCGGTCAACGCTTCGGCGGTGGTGGATTCGGCGGTGGTTTTGGTGGTTATGGCAACGGTGGCTACATGCCGCAGTCGTTCAACCAGCAGGGCTACGGTCAGCCGCAGGGCTTCGGCTGGAACAACAACTTCTCCAATGGATTTGGCGGCTGGAACCAATTTGGCGGATGGCCGCAGTTCAACGGCTTCCAGAGCGGATGGCAACCTCAGTACCAACAGCCACAAAGCCAACAGCCGCAGTTCTCTCCTGCAAGTCAGGACATGAATCAAGACATGGTTCCAACGCGCGCGCAAGGGATGGTGCGCCTACCGCCGATCAACTACGACCAATACCAAAAGCAGCCGAATCAGTATGAGTACCTGAACGGCGGCAATTCACCGTTTTCGCAGGTGGCGTAAATGGCAGGCAGCCCACCTTCTAGCACCACGTCGGTAACGACGAATATCCCCGCATGGGCAGAGCCGTATCAACAGCAGATTTGGCAGCAAGGTTACGA